ATGAAAGGAAGCGATGTCAGTGCAGGGCCTAGTAAAATCCTGTTGTACAGGCCTAAGGGAAGTGGCGGAAAGAAGGCAACGGTTACATCGGGAGCCCTGACCATCACGGCGCTGTATGAAGGTATCAGGGGAAATGACATCTCTGTTATCGTGCAGGAACAGGCCGACCAAGCTGGGGCATTTGATGTCAGTACTGTAATTGATGGGACCATAGTTGATGAACAGGCTATTAAAAAGCTGGATGACCTGAAAGCAAATACATGGGTAACGTTTGATGGAACAGGAACTGATATAACTGAAACAGCTGGGGTCACATTGGCAGGGGGAACCGACCCAACTATATCAGCATCTGATTATGCAGCATTCCTGACAGCCATTGAACCTTACCAATTTGATACATTGGTCTATGATGGCACTGATAATACGACTATACAGGCGATTGCAGCATTTGTGAGACGTGTATCAAACAGCATTGGTCAGAAATGCCAGGCTGTAATGGCCAATGCACATACGGTAAACAGCGAGTGGGTGATATCCGCAAAAAATGGGGTCAAGCTGTCAGATGGTACGGCGTTGACTGCACAGCAGGTCACATGGTGGCTGGGGGGTGCGGAGGCAGGTGCAAGATATAACCAGTCGTTGACGTATGCACAATATCCGGATGCGATTGAGGCTAACCCGAAACTGACTGATGGGCAGATAACAGCAGCCATACAATCTGGCGAGATTGTGTTCATTGACACATTTGGTTCCGTCAAGGTATGCACAGATATCAACAGCTGTCCAGGGTGCCTGATGATTTGGACAAGAGGGAAGGCTCTATTATCCAGACAGCCCTTGGACCGGTAAGCTGGTATCTTGAAGGGGTATATATGGACATGCAGCGGTTACAGGACAATGTCTATGCAGGAACAGCGGGTGGAGAAAGCCTTGACCGGATTGCTGAAGCATATGGAATTGCACGAAAACCCGCTACCTATGCACATAAGCAGGGTGTTTTCAATGTCCAGGTCCCAATTGGGTTCAGGGTATCTGCAATTCAGGAAGAACACATCATATATCGGGCAGTTGGATATATAGGGGTCCTGGATGGCTCACACACGTATGACATGGAGTGCGAAAAGCAGGGAGAGATAGGGAATGGATATACTGGACAGCTGCTCCCAATTGACCATGTTCAAGGGTTGACCTCCGCAATGCTCACTTCAATTCTTATAGCAGGTAGCGAAGAAGAGAGCGACAACGCTTTGAAGGCGCGCCTGTTGAATGTGATACAGAAACCGTCCACCAGTGGCAACCGGTATGATTATTATAACTGGGCCATGGAGTGTGAGGGCGTAGGCGCGGCCAAAGTCTTTCCACTGGCCAACGGACCGGGGACAGTCAAGGTCATCATAGCGGATGCCAACATGTCGGCTGCAGGTACCGGCGTACTGAAGATGGTACGGGAGCATATCGAGGAGCTACGCCCCATCGGCGCGGATGTGACCGTGGCATCTGTCGTGGAAAAGGCGGTCAATGTATCAGCTGGAATCAAGCTACAGGCAGGCATGAACCTGGGTGTCGTCCAGAATGCATTCCAGGCTGCACTGACTGAGTACCTGCACAAGGAGGCCCTGGATTTGTCCTATGTGAGCCTGGCAAGGGTCGGGAACCTGCTGCTGGGGACTGAGGGCGTGGAGGATTACTCAAATCTGTTGCTTAACGGCGTATCCGGTAACGTAGCCTTAACAGAGGATGAGATTGCAGTGACTGGAACAGTTGCATTGGAGGTGATGTGATGCAGGTGAGTACGTTCTACGAGAAGCTGAACAAGGTTGATGGGAACATATATGTCGTGGAGGAGGAAATCCACCTTACCAATGGCGTGTATGAGGCGGAGCTGCAGCATGATAATATTAACGAGGCTACGTTTGCGGTATTCACCGGCCCGAAGCTTACAGGAACCCGCTTGGAAACATATACCCTGTCTACACCCAGCCTGGCGCCATGGAAACGGATTGTCCGGGTGTATGCAGACGTACCGGTGGCCTACATCAGTTATGAGACGGATGGGGACACTGTTGAGGGAGACGATATCAACCGAGTCCAGGCAGCCGTTGTAGAAACGCAGAAGGCGCTGAATACGGAAGAAGCGCGTGCCTTGTCTGCTGAGATGGAACTGAATGGGCGGATTGATACAGAGGTCAAACGGGCAGAGGATGCAGAACTGACTTTAAGGAATAACCTGGCCAGTGAGATTACGAGGGCGAAGGCTGCCGAGAAGTCAATTGGTGACGCTGTTAATACGCACATCAGTAATAAAAGTAATCCCCATGGGGTGACAAAGTCCCAGGTGGGACTGGGAAGCGTACCCAACGTGGCAACCAATGACCAGGTACCGACCTTTACGCAGGCAACCACTCTTGACAATCTTACCAGCGGAGAAAAGCTGACTGTTATGTTGGGAAAAATTGCGAAGGCAATCGAGGATTTTATCACTCACAAGGCAGATGCGGTCCAACACATCACGGCAACGGAACGGACCAACTGGAATGATGCCAATAGCAAGAAGCACTCCCACAGCAACAAGAGCATTCTTGATACGGTTACCCAGGCTATGCTTGAAAAGCTGGAAGGGATTGCGGAGGGAGCAAATAAGTATGTGCATCCCACCACGGCAGGAAATAAGCACATCCCTTCCGGTGGTACTAGTGGACAGATACTAAGATGGAGTGCTGATGGGACCGCGGAGTGGGGCGCTGACAGTAACAGCGACACCAAGGTGACGCAGACCAATACAACCGGCAGCGCAAATTACCGGATAGTGCTGTCTGGAAACGCCAATGACAGTACGGAGACCAATACAGCCCGTAAATCTGCAAATTTCTGGGCAAACCCTGCAACTGGCGAATTATACGCAAAAGGATTTCGACGGACAGACATAACCGGGCAGACTTTGGATATCAACACCCTAAATCTTTCTTCTGGTGCCCCTTGCATTATGAGATACATTGAAAAGAGCGACGGCGGCGCTACAAATATCACCAATATTCCTGTAGCGGGAAAACCGTTCCTTCTTGATGTGGAACTGATACGCTGGGTATCAGCAGCAGATTATATTACAATGCAAACTTTCCGGAATGCTGCGAACCCGGCAAATGAGTATGTGCGTTTCTGCAAGAACGGGACATGGAATGACTGGACCACAAGAGTATTTTCCGATACCGAATACTCCCATCCCAGCAGCGGTGTAACAGCCGGAACCTACCGGAGTGTCACAGTCAACGCCCAAGGCCATGTCACAGCCGGCACAAATCCAACCACCCTGGCCGGATATGGCATCACGGATGCGGCTGCCAAAAACCATAACCATGACATCACCTACCTTAAAAAGGGTGCCGTCACCTGGAATGACTTGAAGGGGGTGTAAGGCATGTATGGTAAGACATTATACGGCCGTGGCCAGTACTCTCAGGAAGGCTCAAGCAACGTTGTCCCGGAAAAGTACTTTGTGGACCTGGCGAGGTATGCGCCGCCCTTTCTGGCGGAGCTCCGAGAGATGGCGGAAATATATCGGACGCAGGGCTATGAGGTGGGGCAGCTGCAGCATGACCTGGAAGAGCTGATTGACCAGTGTTACATTGTGACGGCCACCTGGGGACTATCAAGATGGGAGCAGATGCTTGGCGTGGCCACTAATATGTCCCTTACATACGAGCAGCGCCGGGAGATACTGATGGCAAAGCTTCGGGGCCAGGGGACCACAACCAGAAAGATGATAGAGGATACGGCTGCGGCATTCAGCGGCGGCGAGGTGAAGGTGATTGAGGATAACCCCCGACACCTTTTTATTATCCAGTTTGTGGGGATTAAGGGAATACCCAGGAACATGCAGGCATTTATTTCCATGCTGGAAGATATTAAGCCGGCACATCTGGCTTACCGTTTTGAGTACCGGTATACCACATGGAACGAACTGAAACCATACATATGGAACCGTCTTGGGGACATGACCTGGGATGACGTAAGGACATTAAAGGAGGCATAGAATATGCAGTTAACACCTAACTATAATCTGAAAAAGCCGGAAGGTACGGACCCGGTTGATATACAGGATTTCAATGACAACGCAGATTTGATAGATGCGGCGCTGAAGAAGAAGGCAGAATCCTCAGGCGGGGATATATCTGAGATGACAGTAAAGACACTGGATGACATAACCACGGAATTCCCGGTCCCAGAGGCTGGCGAAAGTACAAAGACTTTTCTTGGGAAAGTCAAAAAGTTTTTCAGTGATACCAAGAACTGGATGACCGGTGTTTGTTTGATTGGCCAGATAGTGAATAACTGCGTGACTAACAACGCAAAATTGCCGCTGTCGGCTGCCCAGGGCAAGGTGCTAATGGAGCTTTATACTGTGCTCAATACCGATAAGAACCCGAAGATAACACTTGCCGAGTACAGCAATAATTTTGTGATATCTCCCACAACCTGGACTACCGCATTCAATTTGTGGCTTTCGCCGGGACTATATATAGTAAAACATTCAGTACTCGCACCGAATGGTGTCAGCAGTATTTCCTTAAATATGGAAGTTCCGGGGGTCGGTGAGCAGCAGACAGATCGAGGCGATAATACTGGTGTCAGGGGGGTAATCGGTACCAATATTTATTATTTACCATCTGGCGGTACCTATATCGGGAGCGTGTACGTAAACCATAACACGACGGCTACAGCCAATAATAATCTTAAAATACTGAAGCTGTGGTAACCAGGAATGGTAATTGAATCTTGGCAGGGAGTAATATATTTGCTATAATAAAATATTACAGATGATAAATAACTTGGAGGTGTTTATGGAAAGTTGTGGCAACAGACGAAATTCGACTATTGATATATTACGGGTTCTTTTTGCAGTTGTAATAGCTCTTTTTCATATTGCAGAGGTATATCCTTTACAAATATCTAATAAAATCAGCCTTTTCGCACAAGGGGCTATTGGTGTTGAATTTTTTTCTGTAGTGACAGGGTTTTTAATGGGGCAGTCTGTAAAGAAAAGACTGGAAGAAAAATCATTTGAAATAGGAAAAGAAACGGCTTATTATGTTGGGAGAAAATACATTAAGATTTTTCCATACCACCTTTTTTCATTTGTTATATCGTTGTTCTTATATCTCCTTTGGAATTCAAACTCGCTATTTGATAAGGTAAGGATTGTATTTTTTTCTTTCAGTGATTTGTTTATGCTTAACATGACCGGGCTCTATAGCTTGAAATTAAATGTACCGGCATGGTATTTATCGTCAATGTTTATTTCCCTGCTGATTTTATACCCTGTTATCAGAGCGAAATATGATTTGTTTGTGCATGTGCTTTCTCCGGTATTTGTTCTTTTTTGTGCGGGATGGATGTCGCTTACGACTGAAAGCATGAGAGGCATTGAGATGTGGTGCGGAATTATGTACAAAGGTACATTGAGAGTTGGAATGGGGATTGCATTAGGCAGTATCTGCTTTGAAGTTTGTCAAGTGATCAGAGGGAAAAAGTTAACACCTAAAGTAAAGACAGTATTGTCCATATTAGAGATCACGGGATATGCAGTAACTTTCCTGTATTCCTGTATGAATTTGTCAGAGCAAGGATATTTTGTGATATTTTTTATTATTGCAGCTTCTATAACTCTAACTTTTAGCAATGTGACGGTAACCAGAGATATTAATTTTTTGAGGGGTAAGGCGAAACTGGAAAATCTTAGTTTAGCTATTTTTCTTAATCAGACATACTGTGCAACAATTATAAAACACATTATAAATCAGTATAATTTAAAAATTAAGAATATTATTATAGTTCTAATATACTTATTTATGGTATTTGTGTCATCAGCTTTATGCTTAATCGTTGTTAATGGAGTTAAACGAAAAACAATGAGAACGTGTTAATAGAAACTGTAGTTTAGGGGACCGCAAGGTCCCCTTTATGATACACAAAAATAAGAAAGAAGGTAATTCAATGGAAAAAATAAGAATTGGAAAGGAAGAACAGCTGTATGAGATCAAAAGCATCCAGCCAGTATCATCCAGTGTCATGCAGATTGAGTTTGCAGGCTCAGTCCCTATCACTTGGGGAGACATTACCATCTACACAGCCGGTGGTGATGAGGCGACGACCCTGACCGGCTATGAGACGGTATATCGGGATGAGGGGCAGATCCTCTATCTATCAAACGATGGTAGCGTATACAACCCTCCTGTGCCGCCAGAACCGGTAGATCCACCGGAGCCCTATGTACCAACCCTGGAGGAACTGCAGGCAGGCAAGCGCAGGGAGGTGGCAGCGGAGTGCGAGAGGCTTATTTATGCCGGAATCAATGTAACGCTGGCTGATGGCAGCGCGGAACACTATGCGCTGACCATCGAGGACCAGCTTAACCTGTTTGGCAAGCTGAGCCAGATAACTGCCGGGGCAACGCAGCTGGAGTACCACGCCGATGGGCAGCCCTGCCGATATTATACGGCGGCGGACATGCAGGCAATCATCCAGGCGGCCATGTGGCATGTATCCTATCACACCACGTACTGCAATGCACTTAACATGTGGATTGCCGGCAGCCAGACCGCGGATGAGGTAGCACAGATATTTTATGGTGCTGATGTGCCAGAGGAGTACCAGAGCGAGGTGCTTAAGACATATCTGACACAGATAGCCGGGCAGATGGGAGTGAGCACGGATGGGGCACAGACGGAACGATAAGTATGTCATATTGTGGGCCGTTGGAGGACTGATATACATAAGCCTGGAAGCCATTTGGCGGGGACATAGCCACTGGACTATGTTTATCCTGGGTGGCATCTGTTTTGTCGCTCTGGGGCTGATTAACGAGGTATTGCCCTGGGATATGCCCCTATGCCAGCAGGTGATTATTGGAGCCTGCATTGTGACAGTGTTGGAGTTTGCGACTGGCTGTGTGGTCAACCTGTGGCTGGGATGGAACGTGTGGGATTACAGCAGCCTGCCGGGCAATATCCTGGGTCAGGTATGTCCGCAATACTGCCTGCTTTGGATGCCGGTAAGCCTGGCCGGAATTGTGCTGGATGACTGGTTACGGTATTGGTGGTGGGGCGAGGAGCGGCCGTATTATAAAATATTATAGAAAGGTGAGGTTAATGAAAATGAAAAGAGAATATGTAATTACAGTACAGGGGGCGCTGGCAGCAGCTGGTGCCTTTTTAAGTGCGAAGCTAGGAATCCTTTATCCGGTGCTGTGCATCCTAATGGGTACGATGGTGTTAGATTACATAACCGGGATGCTGGCCAGTAAAAATGAGGCCATAGACCATCCGGGTGATGCCAGCTATGGATGGAGCTCCAGAAAAGGGGCTAAGGGTATCATTAAAAAGGTGGGATACCTGTGCGTAATTGCCGCGGCTATGGTGGTTGATTATGTGATTGTTTTTGTGTCGGCAGAGCTTGGGATGCAGATATCCGTCAAGGCCTTCTTCGGGCTCCTGGTGGCGGTCTGGTACTTACTCAATGAGTTGCTGTCCATCATCGAGAATGCCGGTCGTATGGGTGCCAATGTGCCGGAATGGCTGCGTAAATATATCGCGGTTTTGAAGGATAAGATTGACAATACAGATTATCAGGGAGGCAGCAGGACATAACAAGGAGGTGGTCCGTATATCTCCCGCTGCGGGGTTAAGCGGACGTTGCGATATCGCAACTTGTGACGTCACAACTTTTGGCCTGGGAGTAAGTCCCGGGCCTTATCTTTTGATTGGAGGTACGATATGGGTAAAACAGCAGCAGGTTTAATTGAACATTGCAAGGACAAGCTTGGCACGCCTTACGTCTACGGCGCCAAAGGCGAGGTCCTTACCCCGGCCATCCTGGACAGGCTCGCCCGGGAGAACCCAGGCACATACACATCCACCTACAAGGTCAAAGCGGCCAAATACATAGGCCAGCGCTGCACGGACTGCTCCGGCCTTATCAGCTGGTACACCGGGCGTATCCGCGGCAGCTACAACTACCATGACACGGCCGTGGAGCGGGTGGGCATCGACCACCTGAATGAGTCCATGACCGGCTGGGCGCTCTGGAAGCCGGGGCATATCGGGGTATACATAGGTGATGGATACTGCATTGAGGCCAAGGGCATCAATTACGGGACCATCAAGTCCAGAGTGGCGGTCACACCCTGGCAGAAGGTCCTAAAGCTCTGCGACATCGACTATACCCCGGTCCCAGTGACATACACCCAGGGCTTCCAGCCGGCCGCAGACGGCCAGCGCTGGTGGTATCAGTTTACAGACGGCAGCTATGCGGCCAATGGCTGGTACTGGCTCCGGGAGGCCACGGACGGTACCTGCGGCTGGTATCTGTTTGACAGCGAGGGCTATATGCTGACCGGCTACCAGGTGGACCCTGCTGGTGAGGCCTTCCTGCTCTGTCCAGTCAAGGGGTCTGACGAGGGCAAGTGCATGATTACGGATGCCAGGGGTGTGCTCCGGATTGCAGAAGAATACGACATGGCAAATCGTCGGTATGTGTTTAATTGGTAGATTACCGAAGGGCGCTGCGATAGCGCCCTAACTTCCTCAATCATAATAATGGCGTACAACATAATGAGCCAGCGCATCAATAAAGGCGCCGTTCCGCGGCTTTTGTGCCAATTCAAAGCCGAAAACCTGGTTTAAAAGATTCCGGTCGCCATGGAGCCAAATAGTATTAATGATGGTGCGTATATTACGTTCTACACATCCTACAGATGTTTGGTAGCGGGCGGCAATTTCTACGTATAGCCCTTTGGATATGTAGGTAAGCAGTTCCGGGTTCGCAATAGCGCGGATTACACCATAGATAGTATAGCGGAATCCTATGTAGGAATTATTGACGCCAAGCCGTCGAAGCAGGTTACCGGTTTCTCTTTCGTATTTCATACTGATTCCTCCTTGTTTTTTGATACTAATTTAACGGTATATGCAAGGAGGGGCATTATCAAGTGAAGATTGAACGACAAAAAGCAACGAAAAGTGTCGTAAAATGCGAATAAATGGACTATTTATGGTATTATTTACCAGGACAACCCCTGCATTGAAAGGAGTACAATGGCCTTGGAAGGAGGCGCATAAAGATGGATGGAAAGCGAAACGATGAACCGCCAGAATCGGCGGAAAAGTACTCGGATGAAGAACTGCTAAAAGAATTTGAAGCAGTCAGACACATGACCGTCCCCTTACCCATCCCGGACCCGAAGCCGGATGAATTTGAGACCATCTGGAAACGGATTCAGGAAGGGAAGGAGAAAGAGAAGTAA